TATCCAAACTGCTTTAAGTTCTGTTGATGGGCCTTTCGGACCGCAGAGCAAGGCTACCATTGTGGCCCTAAACAACCCGTTAACGGCACTCGGCGGGTGCGAACTCCGTATGGTTAGAACGCCCCTTACGGTACCCATCGCTCTTCCTAATAGGTTTACTTTTTCCATCTATGTGCGAAAAGCGTTTACCGTTCCCGGTGGAGAACTGATTTCGACTACTGAGCAACCTTTTAGAGTTAGCCTGAGTTTTACCAGCGAAGGCGATCAGCAGGTTGTTCTGGCATCCTCGACCTTCAACATAAACAGCGAAACAATCGAAAGTTTTACTTACGCTAACACCTCGCAAATTAGCGCGGTTGGTAATGGTTGGTATCGACTTTCAATCACAACTTCTGTGGATGCCCCAGCAGGACTACAAGCAGAAGTCAATAAAGACACAAGGCTGGTAGTTAAAATCTTGGGTGCGCCCAATAACCCGGGTTTTCAGGGGATGTACATCTTTGGGGCTCAACTGTCTAATACGGCACTACCGATTCCATATGTACGGAGTGAATATCCGCAAAATTATGCAGATATCAACGCCATAACTACTACAGCAACGCTGAGTAGGTTTCCGCTAAAGAGGTGCCGACCTATCAATGCACTCCTTCAAAGCGAAAACTTGTCCACGCTTCCTTGGCGTGTGGACACTAAAGGACCTTCTAACACCGTCACAAGAACCGCTAACTTTGCAACTGCACCAAATGGAACCCAAACCGCAACGCGGTTGCAAATGGCTCTTGGATCGCAACAATTCGTTGATCCAGAGGATGGACCTTCGGTCACTAGATGTGGCGTTTACCAAGCATTGGTGGGCGGCGTTGTTGCCGCAGAAGTTGCGGGAGCGCAAACAAACCTAAAAACTTTTTCCATCTGGCTAAAGTCCAACACCGGAGCAAATCAAGTTGTCGCCCTAGGTCCTCACGATTTGCATAAAGTTGTTGTGGGACCTGAGTGGAAAAAGTACACCATTGTCAGCAACAACAGAGATGTTATTACACCTCCGTCATATGGGTGTGGTATTTATCTTATGGGAACGAGTGCCGCGTCACAGCCTGTAGATATCTTGGCGTGGGGAGCCCAACTGAGTCTAGACGCTGCCAAAGATAATCCGTATGTTCCAACCACCAGCAGTTATCTTTACGAAGCCCCGATTGACTATGAACCCTTGACTGGGGAATTGAGAGGTATTCGTCTAGAACCCGCTGGCACAAATCTACTGACAGACTCCTACGGAATTTCTGCTTTTATTGTGTGGACAAGCCTCTTCAACGGAGGAGGAAACCCAACTTATGTTGGAAATCTAGACAGAGTTACTAGTGTAATCGGCGGAGCAACTTTTCAAACCCCCTATTACCCCGCTCTATGGGCAGAACCCCTTTCTATTTTTATGGGGCTTTCAAATCGCGCTATGGACCACGGCCTAAAACGGTATGTGAACTTTACCGCAGGCACTCAGTACACTTTTTCTGCGTATTTCCGTCCACTTAGGTATGGCAAAGACGGAAACCCCAATAAAAACTACATAAATGTGATTTTGGGGATCAAAGAGCAAAACGAACTTCAAGAAAATGGAGCCGTTAGTACGGCAATCCGGGCTAGATTTATTATCGATCCAAGTCCAACAACAAGTTTTGGGCAAAAGGGAACAACTGCTGTTCTTGAAGGCGGAGCCGGAACAAGTTCTAAACTTGAACAGGTTGGCAACAATGTTTGGCGGTGTTCTATTACTTTTACCGCCGACAGAACAGAACCTGATGCTTTGATTATTCAAGCAGAAAAGGACGGGGTGGGAGTCTTTTTCAATCCCAACACCGATGAAACGGGGATTTTGTTTAGTGCCCCGCAACTGGAAATCGGACCAAAGGCAACCTCATATGTGCTGACCACCTCTACTGGTTCCGCTTCAAGACCCGCAACTGAATATCAAGTCTTTTCTTCTTCGGGTAATTGGCTTACGAGCACTAATCCATGCTCTGTGGTTGTTGACTTCAAGGCAAACTCAAGTTCCAGTTCTCAAGATGTTTTCAAGATAAGGACCACAGACAATTCTCAGTTTGTGGCTTTACAACAGTCAGGTTCCGCTTCTATGACCCTGACTAGCGTTGTTGATGGTTCTGCAGCGGTTCAGACATCTACTGTGAGTACTGGGCTGGCCTTTGATGCCTACCACGGATATGGGTACTCAATGAATGTCGCTTCTTTTATTCGTTCGTTGAATGGGTCAACAATCGCCAGTAACAATTTGAGCAAAAATCAACAAGTTTCAGGCAACTTTGAAGTATTGAATATCGGTACTTCTACATTTGATGGATGGATTCGTCGTTTGACATTCTTCCCAACAGCCCTAACTCAGTCAGAATTGAATGCGCTGACTACTGTGGTGCAGATTGGACCTTCTTAACATGAACAAAGACATCCTTGAAGCAATCCACTCGGCTCTTGCTCAAGAGTTGCTGCGAAAGATCCAGAACGGGGATGCGACCCCCTCGGATCTTAGCGTTGCCCGTCAGTTCCTCAAGGACAACGGCATTGATGCGGCTCCTGATGCCTCGCAGCCCATGCTGAATCTCGCCAAGATCATGCCCTTTGACGAAGAAGAAGCCGCTTGAGTGAACTAGAACGCAAACTGAAAGACTTCAGGAACTTCGTCTATCTGGCGTGGGACCATCTTGGGCTACCAGAGCCCACCCCTATCCAGTTGGACATCTCCAAGTACCTCCACAAGGGCCCCCGTAGGCGTGTCGTACAGGCATTCCGTGGGGTAGGCAAGAGTTGGCTTACTAGTGCCTATGTGGTCTTCAGGTTGCTGCATGATCCCAAGTTGAATGTGCTGGTGGTGTCTGCCTCAAAGCAACGAGCAGATGACTTCAGTACCTTTACCCTGAGACTGATCAACGAAATTCCCATTTGCCAGCATCTCCGGCCTAGGGATGATCAGCGTAACTCCAAGATTGCCTTCGATGTGGGCCCTGCCCCAGCCTCTCAGGCCCCTAGTGTTGTTTCTAAGGGAATCACAAGCCAGATCACGGGCAGTCGTGCTGACCTGATCATTGCCGACGATGTCGAATCGTTGAATAATTCTGCGACTTTCCTGATGAGGGACAAGTTGCAGAGTGCCATTGCTGAGTTTGAAGCAGTTCTCAAACCCGGAGGGGAGGTGATCTATCTAGGTACTCCGCAGACTGAGCAGTCCATCTACCACAGTCTGCATGAAAAGGGGTACGATACTCGGATCTGGCCCGCTAGGTACCCCGATACAAGGCTCAGGACGGCCTTCGGGGAGAAACTGGCTCCCATGCTTCGGGATGGCGAGGAAGGTGGCCCAACGGATCCTAGGCGGTTTAACGCCATGGACCTGATGGAGCGTGAAGCCAGTTACGGACGCACCGGGTTTGCCCTCCAGTTCATGCTGGATTCGACCCTGAGTGACGCAGACAGGTACCCGCTCAAGTTGAGCGACCTGATTGTCTTCGGTCTGAACCCAGAGAACGCTCCTGAGAAGCCTGTCTGGGCCATGAATCCCAGCAACATCGTCAAGGACATCCCTTGCGTTGGGTTCAATGGAGATCGGTACTACAGCCCCATGGATATGCAGGGCAAGTGGGTGCCGTATTCTGGCAGCATCATGGCTATTGACCCCTCGGGTCGTGGCGATAACGAGACTGCTTATGCGGTTGTCAAGATGCTGAATGGGTTCTTGTATGTCACCGATGCTGGTGGTCTGACTGGTGGGTATGACCAGACAACCATGGAGCGTCTGGTTGGCATTGCCAAGACCCAAGCGGTGAACAAGATCATCGTGGAATCGAACTTTGGCGACGGTATGTTTACCGAACTGCTGAAGCCGTACCTGATGAAGTCCTACCCGTGTACGGTCGAAGAGGTCCGTCACAACACCCAGAAGGAACGCCGGATCGTTGACACCTTGGAACCCGTTATGTGCCAGCACAGGCTGGTCATTGACACCAATGTGATCCGGGCTGATTACGAGTCAACCAAGAAATACGCCTCGGAGAAGGCACTTCAGTACAGCCTGCTGTGGCAGATGTCACGAATTACCCGGGTCCGTAAGGCTTTGGCCTACGATGACCGACTGGATGTTCTGGCAATGGCCGTGGGGTTCTGGACTGAAATGATGGCTCAGGATGCCCAGAGTAAGATTACTCAGCGTCGTGAGGAAGAGTTGGATCGTGAACTAGAACGGTTTATGGAACACGCTGTCGGGCGTAAGCCCAGAGGTGACACATGGATGAGCCTGTGACTGAGTGGTCTTTGAACCTGACCCATAAGGCTTGCAGAGTTCTGCTTTCTTACGAGGATCACCTAAGAAGCGAACGCTCCCTAAAGGCATCAACCAAGTTGGCTAAGGCTATGCGTGAGTTGCGCGAAGCCCTGCCCAAGGAACTGCTGGAGATGGCAAATGGCAAACCCCTGTAAAGGCAAGAAACTGAATACTCCGTGGCGTACCCCGGGTGGAAACAAAAAGTCCGCTGTGTGCGTCAAGGATGGCGAAAAGACCAAGGTGGTTCGCTTTGGCGACCCCAAGATGAAGATCAAGAAGCACATCCCGGGTCGTAGGGCCAACTTTAGGGCTCGACACAACTGTGATAACCCGGGTCCAAAGACCAAGGCTCGATACTGGTCCTGTAGGGCGTGGTGATCTATGCCCAAGGATGCGTGTTATCGCAAGGTCATGCGGTCGTACGGCAAGTGGTCCGCAAGGGCTGCTCAGGCAACCGCCAAGTGCCGGAAGGCCAAGGGCGATGTCCGTAAGGGCGAAGCCGGGGCCAACCTAAAGCGTTGGACGGACGAGAAGTGGGTTGATACCCGTACTGGTAAGCCCTGCGGTGGAGGTGGTAAGAACGAGTACTGCCGCCCTAGTCGCAAGATTAGTAAGAAGACCCCCAAAACTGTGGGCGAAATGTCCAAGTCTGAACTGGCTTCTAAGAAGCGTGAAAAGATGAAGATCGGGATGCGTGGTGCATCTGGTCCTAAAGTGTCCCCTGCAAAGAGGTAATTATGTCCCTGTTCAACAAGTTTGTTTCTTCCGAACTTCGCATCAAGACGAAGAATTCTGGAGGTTCTCCTAACTCGCGAAGGGCCGTGCATCATGTGAATAAGCAAAACCCGATTGCTTCGGCTGCTAAGGCAGGACTGGCTGTGTCATCTTCTGTTGCGCGGGCTTTGAAGACTATCGCGATTCAGCAGGGTACTGTGACTGGTGGTGGCGGCGGGAGCAAGAAGGGAACTTAAAGATGTCCCGTGACTACGCAGAAGAATATCGTAAGTACCACGGTACCGATAAGTACAAAAAGGACCGGGCTCATCGAAACAAGGTCCGCCGGATGATGATCCGTGAGGGCAAGGTCCGTAAGGGCGACGGTAAGGACATCGACCACAAGAACGGGAATCCCCGAGATAACCGTAGGTCAAATCTAAGGATCGTCCACCGATCAGTCAACCGGGCCAAGCACTAGAAAGGACCCATCCATGGACATCAAGTGGTCACCATATGTTATCAAAGTGAACCCTGTTGAGATGCCCAAGGATGAATTTGGTCAGTTCTTCTACTACCCTACTCCTGAGATACACATCTCTAAGGACCTTAGAGGTATACCCTACTACAGTACACTAGTACATGAACTACTAGAGATGGTAAATGGGGTCTATGAACTAGGTCTATCAGAGACTAAGATCAGGATCCTAGAGACATCCCTGATGCAACTGATGTGTCAGAACCCGGATGTCGTGACCAGTCTGGGAATGGCATTACAAGGCCCGGGTAGGGCAGAGGCCCCAGAGGTACCCCCCAAGGCTTAGAAGGTCACAGACGGGCTCCTAGGGGCTGCAAACGGGTGCCTAGGGGGTGATGGGGGTGGACGATAGGTGGCTGAAGTAAGGCAGGGCTGATTTTGGGAAAAAAATGTGAAAGGCTTTAATTGATATTCAGCCCGCCCGCTACCCCCCCGTGGGTACCCGTGGCCGCTCGACGCTATCCCCACGCTTTGACTAGGTCGGAAACGGGCGCGAGACTTGAACGGATCCAAGGGTGGGCTCATTGTTGAGCCGATGGAATCACGGCGGGATTGTGGAGCGGGATGTCTAGGGTCTAGACGCCTGTCTCTCCCTCGCCGTTTCGTTTCCTCATCTAGGGCTTGACACGGTCTAGGGTTTCGTCTACTCTCCACCCATGGCCGATGCTCTCTCCATGTGGAAGAGCCGGACCTAGTGCCTTGAATCGGAAGGAATCTCACCATGTCCAAGCCTGAAACCGCCACCGTCACGCCCGCCGCGAAGCCCGAAGCGAAGGCCATGCCGAAGCGCATGAAGCCCTTGCACGATGCCCTCATGGGCGCAGCCTCGACTCTCTCCGGATCCATGCGGGCCTTCGGCATCGCCGCTATCGCCGCTCTCGATGCTGGATGCCACTCGTTCTTGAAGGTCGAAGCCCTCCCCTACTTGACGCAAGCCCTGACTTCGCAAGGCATCGCCCGCGCTAGTGCCGACGCATCGGCCCGCATCGCGTTGGTGGGGTGGGCCGCTGGTCCCGATGCCATCGAGGGCTTGCCCGCGGATGGCCTTCGGCACCTCGCATCGGTGGGCAAGGACCTGCCCGAAGCGGATCGCAAGGCGGCCATCGTTGCCGCTCTGGACTCCGCCAAGCGTAACGCGGCCAAGCCCGGGAAGCCGTCCGTTTCGGAGTTGCGCGATGCCGCGGGCAAGGGCGCGAACGCGAAGCCCGCAACGGCTCAACTGGCCGACCTTGCCTTGAAGTGTGCCAAGGGCGACCACGCGAAGGCCATCGCCTTCCTGCGTGGGGCGATCGAGGCTGTCGAGGCCCAGCAGATCGAGGCCAGCGACACGCCCGCGAAGGGCGACCCGACCCCGGCGGACATCGCGGCACGGGCTGCGGCCATCCGGAAGGGCAAGGGGCAAGCCTGAAACCGTCTAGACTCTAGACGCCCTCACTCGCCCCCGGGTCGCTATGGAGCGGCTCGGGGGCTTTCTCATGGGCGCACCGAAAATTTTTTTGGGCCGCTGTCATCACTACTGTCATCAGGCCCGGTCGATTCCAGTCGATTCCAGACCGTCCCGACCCCAGTTCAATCCGGGTTCGTTCGCTGTCATCACTACTGTCATCGCGGGCCGTCCCCAGTTAGACACGCAAAGGACCGACCCCAGTTGCTTTGGGTTGCCTGTGGTTATACCAGTCGTGTCCGTTTCTGTAATCAGAAACAACCTGTCTAGGGTCTAGACATCCCTTTAGTTATACCCTAGGTATCCTTATAAAGACCTCTATAAGGATCTATACAGGATTAGAGATAAGACTAGTAGAAGTACTACTTAAGTCAACTCTTTAGTTACTTTAAGGTATCCAACCTGTAGACCCATAGGTAATCCAAAGTTTACCCTCACTATTCTTGGGGTCTTGACATGGTCATTCCTTTCTGATACCATTCCGTTGTTGGAGATTGTGTTCATTGTGAACCCACTCTTCAGCACCCTCTGTCTAGGGTCTAGACAGTTTCCACCGAAAGGAAAGCCATGAAGACTTGGATGAACCTGATTGCCCGTGACCTGTGGGTTGCCGCTCTGCGCTCCGGGAAGTACAAGCAGGGAAGCCGGAGACTGGTCCGGGACACGATTGAGCCGGGTACCTGCGAGTTCTGTGCCCTTGGTGTTCTCTGCGAGGTGTACTGCGACGAAGTCGAGGACATCAGGAACCGCAAAAACACCTTCCTGTGGTCATACGGTAGGTTTGAAAACTGGCGGATGCCGCCCATGGAAGTGCTTGAGTGGGCAGGCATGACTATGGCCTTTTCAGATCATGTTGCCCGTATGAACGACAACTACGGCGTTCAGTTTGACGAAATCGCTCTGATTGTCGAACACGCCACCAAGTGATCTCTGGTCGGTGTCTAGGGTCTAGACGGTCTAGGCCCTAGACACCACCAAACTCAACCCGAAAGGAAAGCACCATGAAGCACTATGTGATCGCCACCGCAATCGTCCTGTCCGTCTTCTTCTTCACCCTGATGGACGCTAGCCCATGGATCACCGTGGGATTCGTCGGGATCTTCACCACCATGCTGGTGTTCCATTGTGACCGCCAACAGGAGCGGCAGAACGCCTTGGAGGAGCGCATCGATGAGATGGCTTGGGCGGAGGAGCAAATTGCTCGTCTGAACAAGGGCGGACTCATCGGGTCAGGCCCGGGGGAAGAGAATGCGGAGGACCTGATGTCGGCATGGGACACCATGAGCAACGAACTGAAGGCCCTGACCACCCCAAGGCGAGCCGGATGGGTGGTTGCGTGGATCGACTCGTCGGGACGGGAGTTCAGCCAAACCGTATATGCCACGACGCAACACGAGGCATATGAAGTCGCCCTTGACTGTTACGCCGAGAGGCGGAATGTTTCACCGTTCCGATACGATGGGGTCTATGTGTTCAGGCTGTATCGCGAAGAGACTGTTCATCCCTCAATCCATCAGAGCATCCGGGCCCACAATCCGCCCGAGGCGGACGGAATGCCCACGCCTGCCGACTTCGCCGCGCAGATGGAATACCTGACCGCCTATCAGGGAGGCAAGAAGTTCAAGCAACCCTGAAGCCCTTGACACGGTCCCCACTTGCTGATATGATTCGGTAAGTGGGGATCGTTTCTCCATCACAACCCTGTCTAGACCCTAGACACAACCGAAAGGAAACCAATGCTTACTGTTCTGCAACCCGTTGCCCCCAAGTGGGCAGAAATCTCCGCCGCAGCCAACCGTGCCTACGACTATATCGTCGAGTCTGGCAACAACCCAGTACGGTTCAACTACCCCAACGGTCTGCTGACCAAGCCCGGAGACAACACCAAGTTGTCCAAGGCATCGCCCCTGCCCATTTGGGGGCTGACCTTGGCCCCTGCGGGGGCATCCGGATACCAACTGTGCCCATGGCGCAGCCCGGAATGCGAAGCAGCCTGCCTAGGGATCACCGCAGGCCGCTCCAAGTTCTCCAATGTGCAACAAGCCAGGATCAACAAGACGAGATATCTCATGGAGGACCCACTCAACTTCTACTGTGAACTTTTCCATGAGTTGCAGACACGGGCCCGCCATAGGGGTAACTACGCCATGAGGTGGAATGTCCTATCGGATATCCCCATCGAATCCGTGTGTGCCCGTGCCCTGAACCTGCCCACGGTTTCCTACGACTACACGAAGTCGTATATGCGGGCGTTGGCTTCGTTGTCCCGGAAGCAGTACAGGCTGACCCTGTCTTACTCCGGCCACAACTTGGATGAATGTCTCGACTACTTGGATCGTGGGGGCAATGTCGCCATGGTCTTCAGGGACATACCATCTACATGGGATCGCTTCCGTGTGGTCAATGGTGACGAATCCGACGCTCGTTGGACCGACCCGCAGGGTTGCATCGTCGGTCTTCGGGCCAAGGGCAACATCAAGGACTCCGTGTTCGTTATGAATCGTTCTCGCGTCTAGACTCTAGACATCTCTCTTCTGAAAGGAAAGCAATGAATCCGAAGTTCGTTACCGTGGTTGTCCTCAACGATGGGGAAACCTTTTCCGACATCGAAGGATGCAGCATCTGCGTCGTACCTCTTGAGCAATACGAAGAGGTGATTGCCAAGGGCGGAGATGCCCGGGACTTCGTGCCCGCTTCCGAAACTGGACTTTTCAACGCAACTCAAGGAGACTGAACATGGGAATGGATCAGACACTAACTGCGTACACCCCGTCCGGAAACTTCCAGATGCACTTGAGGAAAGCCTACTGGCTCGACTCATGGCTGCATGAACGGTGTCCCACGGGCTACAGCAGCGACGGCTGTTGGGCTAACTGCGAAATTACCCCGGGACTCGTCATTGAGTTGCGGCGGGCGGTGTGGGATGACTACTACAACGGTGAGTTCAGGGATGGCCCATGCTTGCAAACCATTCAGGCTATGGGATGGTTGGAGGCACACGATGCCATGGGCCACACCGTGAAATATCACATGGACTGCTGAATCGTCTAGACCCTAGACACAACCACGAAAGGAAACGACATGAACTACATCCCCTCATCAAACGACAAGGTGCATTGGTATCACAACGCCATCGGCCATCGTCTTTACTTCAAGAACGGATGGGCAGTTTCCATAATCCCCGGCTGCAATGGGGACACCATGGAGTGTGCCGTGATCCCACCATACGATGGCGAAATGGAGATCCAACTGCGTACCCCTGATGAACTGCCCGTGTTCCTTGCCGGAATCCAGTCCCGCACCATCGAACCAATGACTCTGTCGGCCAACGACATCTTTACGGACTGACCAATGACCAACGACAGCAACAACATCGAAACCATCAACATCACCCCCAAGTGGGAAGCCGTGATCGACCTGTTCCTCATCGTCCTGAAGCCGCAATGCGACTTCGATACCCTGCAATATGTCCGCAGGGAACTGAAGCGAATCGCGGTGGTCATCGATGAAACCAACGACACCATCAAGGGGGCTTGACACAAGCAATCGTTTCGGTTAGCATTGTCCTAGGTGGAAGTTCCACCAACCCTCCTGTCTAGGGTCTAGACAGATCCCAGTTCTCGAAAGGAAAGTGAAATGGAAATCCCAGTCAGCATCGTCCTGTCCCCCGAAGCACTCGCTAGCCTCCGGGGATCCACGGGTCCGACCCTGTTCGACAAGTCCGAAAGCATCAACAACCTGACCGACAATCAGTACTTCATCAACGAAGTCGCCAGTCGAATCCACCCCCGGGAAATCGCGGAACAAATCGACACCGATGACCTCGTGGAAGAGATGACCCGCAAGGTCGAACTGGACGCTGGCGAAATCGCGGGCTACATCGATGTCGAGTCCGTTGCGGGCTACATCGACCCCGAAGAGATCGCAACCCACTTCGATCTTGACGACATCGCCTCACGCATGGACATGGCCGATCTTGTCGATGCCCTGCCCATGGGCCGTCTGGCTAACGCCTTGGCGAAGCAGATCGTGGAGAACCCATCGCTTCGGGAAGCCTTGGTTGAGGCGTTCATCAACCGCCTGACCCACAGCCTGCTCCCCAAGAGCAGCACCTAAACCTTTCGGTGGCTGGGCCGCGCATAGCCGAAGCAACGCGGTTTCTCATCGACTTGACACAAGCAAAGGAATCCACTAGTATACCACTATGGAATCAGAAAGCCCATGTACCGTTTCCGATGCCCTAAACACCGCGTGGGTGGGATGGGCCAAGGAAGATCTCGCCGTGTCCTACTACTGGGGCCTAGTGGCCCTCCATACATCCGAGTCGTTTGGCCTGTACCTGACCGATTCGGAAGCCGTGTTTCTCTCTGTCGCAACTTCTAACCCGCCCGAAGCAACCGTCTAGACCCTAGACACAAACCTTCAAGGAACTGCAATGTCCAAGACCTTCACCACCGTGTCCGACCTCTCCCGCATCCAGATGCCCTCTGCTACCCGCACTTGGCAACCCGTGTCTCAAGTCCAGTTGTTCAACTCCATGTGTGATGCGATCCGAGATCGGGGCTTCACGATCACGACCGAATCGCACCGCATCCACAGGAAGAAGCCCGTGTTCATCTCCCAAGTGGAGATCAAGGCTCCCAACCTGCCCGGAGACAAGGAAATGTCGTGGAACATCGCCGCCATGCAGTCGTGGAACAAGACCGTCCCAGTCAAGTTCCTGTTTGGTGGAACCGTGTTCGTCTGCACCAATGGTGTGGTGGTCGCAGAACACATCCTCAAGACCAAGCACACGACCAATGTGTGGTCCCGGTTGTCGCCCATGATCGAACAGACCATCGACCTGTTTGAATCCCAAGTCAACAAGACCTTCGGCTTCTACCAGCAGATGAAGGATGTCCGAGGCACTCACACGACCCTGTGCGACTTTGCGGTGCGTGTCGCAGCCAAGGACTACCTGCCCAAGACCCAGATTCTGGACCTTGTGCAGGAAGCGGAGAATCCGTCGTTCGACTACGGGACAAACGCGGGTTCGGTTTACAACATCCACGCCGCCTTCACGCACCTCCTGAAGAAGGCCAACCCGCTGGAGGCCCCGAGCCGCTTGTTGGGCTTTGAGCGCGAACTCAAGGACCACTACGAGTTGGCTGCGGTATAATCCACGGAGGCCCGGTTCGCCGGGTTCTCCTTTCCTTTCGGCCCCCGGTGTCTCCTTGGAGATGCCGGGGGTTTTCTTTTGCCCCGATATTGTCTAGACTCTAGACACGATGCGACAAGGAAAACTCGACAAGGAAATGGTTGAACTGGGCAAGCAGCGGTACCGCAACAGGTCCAACAAGGCGACCACGATTGCCGCCGAGAGCAACACCATCCCCGGTCGGATGATGCTGAACCGTTGCACCACCGAACTGACCAAGGCGTTGGCCCTGTGGCTTGCCAAGGCTGGCTCCAAGGCTGGGCGCAAGCACCGCTGTCATCAGTTCCTGTCGAAACTCCCCGAGGAAAAGTCGGCAGTCATCGCCTCCAAGGTAGTCATCGACGCACTCAGTCAAGAACGGATGCTGACTTCGACTTGCATCGCTGTCGGTCGCGCTATTGAAGACGAGATCCTGTTGCAGGACTTGGCTGAAAACGACCCCAACTTTCTGAAAGACATCCAGAAGAAGACCTTCAAGAGTGTGGGTCAGAAGTTCAAGCGTCGGTTCGCCCGTGAAGCAGCCAAGGCCGTCAACCTTGTGACCCAACGGTGGGCCAAGGCCGATGCGTTGTCGGTTGGTCTATTGCTGGTGGAGATGCTGGCTACGCACACCGGGATCATTGAGATCCTGACCAAGTTGAACGCCCGTGGCCGTAGGTACTGCATCGTTCAGCCCTCCAAGGACATCCGTGAGTGGATCAAGAAGTGCCACGAATACCACGAAGGTCTTGAGCCGATGTTCCTGCCCACGATTGAGCGTCCGGTTGACTGGACCAATCCGTGGATCGGCGGCTATGCATCCTTTGAGTGGAAGCCGAGGCCGCTCGTCAAGTCCCGCAGTCGGTCCTATCAGGAATCGCTGGCGACTTCGCTGTCATCAGATGTGTAC